GCCCAAGAACAAAGTTTATGGAGGCTGCATTTCCTTACGAAGTGCAGTCTCCTTTTGATAACGATAATGAAATAATTGGAATACATCCATTTGGTAGTGGATTTGCGAAAAGCGCATACAATCAGTTAAATTTTCCTGAAAAGAGAATTTCAAAAGAATGCGTTGAAAAAATAATTAAACCAGATAAGAATTATTTAATCTTCGGCAGCGAGAAAGAAGTTTTAGAGTTTGACAATCTCAAGGATCAACCTAATGTTTGCCTTGTGGCGCATCCTGAAATTTGGGTGAGCTTGAGTCACATTCAACTGTGCAAAAAAGTTATTGCTGTTGATAGCTCTATTAAGACAATGGCTCTAGTTAAGAAAATTCCTACTTATTTAATTGTTGGAGATTTTCCTGATGAAACTAGAGATAAATTTTTCATAAACCCTTACCTAGAATCAGAATATTTGCAAGTTTTCTGGACTAAAGATCCTAAAAAGAATGACAAAGAAATTATTGAATTCATCGAAAAAGAAGTATACAAAAATAATTAATGGCGAAGAAATAGTATTTCAAAGCTTCGCTACATATTTAATTAATCTTTTCATAGCTGACAAAAAAAGTATTAATTATCCTAGAGAGATGAAAATAGCAAATACTCTAGGCAAAATATCTACAGATCAAAAATTCTGGGATTCTCTACCAGAACAGAAAGTTAATTCTTTAACCTTCTTTATAAAGAAGGAAAATCAAGATATAATAAGATATCATCACGACCTATTTATTAAAAATGAATGGGCAGAATTCGTGAAAATCAAGAAAAAGACTCTTGACTTCCCCAAGCAAGATGTCATACTCTCTGAAACTAAAGTAGGCGAAGACTTAGAAATAAAGAAGCCTATTTTATCATTAAAAGATTTTATTAATTATGGCTAGACCTCCAAAAACTCAAGACGCAAATACAGTAGCTTCAAAGCTTTCTTCCCTAGATAAGTATCTAAAGGAAAATTCAGAACACCATTTTGCTTTTGACAATCCAGTTGAATATGTTGTCAGCAGCGGCAGTTTGGTTCTCGACATGGAAATGGGCGGTGGAATTCGCCCCGGCGTTGTTCGTTCAACAGGAATTACTGAAGGAGGCAAGACTTCAAATGCTCTTGCTTTTGCCAGAAACTTCCAAAAGGTTCATCCTGATAATGGAGTTGTAGTTTATATTAAAGCTGAAGGACGATTGTCTAAAGAGATCATTTCCCGATCTGGTGTTGACACTGATCCAAAGCGTTGGAAAGTCATTCCCACGAATGATTTTGAATTCGTCATTGATATGATCAGGGATGTTACAAAATTAAATCCTGATGATCATTATTATATGTTCGTCATTGATTCATTGGATTCTCTTGTGCCAAGAAACGATATGGAAAAGGGCGCAAGTGAAGCTGATAGAACTGCTGGTGGCGCACTTCTTACCTCTAACTTCTTGAGAAAGATGGCTAATTATTTCTCTACAAAGGGACATATCTGCTTTTTGATTTCTCAGGTTCGCTCGACTATCAAGATCAATCCTTATGAAAAGGGAGACCCAAAGGTCACTAATGCGAGCGGTGGAAATGCTGCGCTGCATTATTCTGATTGGATTCTTGAGTTCCAACAGCGTTTTCAGAAGGACATTATCTTCGGTGGACCTGATAATAAGACTCCGATTGGGCATTGGTGTAAGATCATGTTTCGAAAGACTCCTAACGAGAAGACTGGTGTAGAAGTTAAGTATCCTATTAAGTATGGCCGCGACAATGGCAACAGTATTTGGGTAGAATACGAGGTTATTGAGCAGCTAAAAGCTTGGGAAATGATCGAAGCTAAGACTGCTTGGATCACTGTCTGTGATGATCTACTAAAGGAGCTTACTGAAAATGGATTTACTGTTCCTAAGCAAATTCAAGGAATGGAAAACTTTCGAAAGCTTCTTGAAGAAGACCAAAAGCTAACATCTTATCTATTTGAAAAATTCATCCGAGTTTTCAAGAAATGAGATTATTTTCATTATCTGGAAAGCTTGTTAGCAAGAACGTCAGCAAATATAGAATAGACTGGGATAAAAAATCTCGGTCAAATATTCAGTTTGAAGTTAAACAATTTTTGCTTCAACACTGGAAGCATCATATCGTTTATGAGGAGTTTCCTGTGTACGGAAGCAGAATGAAGGTTGACTTTCTCAACGCTACCCGTAAGATAGCCGTAGAGGTGAATGGCGCACAGCATACCTCTTTTAATAAATTCTTTCATCAAAATTCTCGCGCTAAATATCTTTCTTCGATCCGTAGGGATTATGAAAAATATGAATGGCTCATGAAAAATAATTATAAATTCATTGAGCTTGAGCAGGGAGATATGAAAGAACTTTCAGCAGATTTTATTTTCAATAAGTTCGGTATCGAAATATGACAATTTATTCACTACAAGTAGAAAAACACGTTATTGCTGGCATCTTTAAAAATAAAGATATTCTTTGCGAACTTGTAAATTTCGTTTCAGAAAAAGACTTCTATAATGAAGTTCATTCGACGATCTTTCTGGTGTGCAAGAATCTTTATTTAAATAAGCAAGAGATTGATAAAGTTCTCGTCGCTCAGAAGATTAAAGATCTTGGCGTAGCATTTAAAGATGAAATTAATATATTTGATTATGTAGAAAGTATCACTTTCGCGCAATTAAATGAAAAAGCTACAATTGAAGCGGCAAAAGAGCTTATCAAGCTACGGGTTCGTCGTGAAATGTATTACACTGGCGAGAAGATTAAAAACACTGCTCAAAAACTAGGAGAAGAGTCATTAAATGATTTTATTCTTAGTTGCGATAAGATATATGCAGATAAAGTATCTAGTATTGAAATAGATGAAAAACCATGCAATCTGTTTGAAACTATTGCTGAAAAAGTAGAGGAACGTGGCAATAATATTAAAGATGATACTGGTCTTGTAACTCCATATCCAGAATTCAATCGTCTTTATGGAGGTCTTCGTCCCGGCAACATCTATGCGATTGTATCTCGCCCCGGTCAAGGTAAAACTACTTGGATTAATGATATCTGTTTAAAGACTTCTCTAAAGAATAACGTTAAAGCTCTCATTTTGGACACTGAAATGAGTGCTGAAGAAATGCAGTTCCGCATGATTTCTTCTGTATCTGGCGTTCCAATGTGGTATGTAGAAACTGGAAATTGGCGTAGAAATGCTGAAATGACAAAGAAAGTCAGAGAAGCGTTGAAGAAAGTAGTAGATTACAAGTATTACCACTATAGAGTTGGAAGTAAAAATATTGACGAAATCTGCTCTTTGGTAAAGCGTTGGTATTATAAGGAAGTTGGGCGCGGCAATCAATGCATCGTAGCTTACGACTATGTAAAGCTAACTGGAGAAAAGATCGGTCAAAATTGGGCTGAACATCAAGTCATTGGTGAAAAAATTGACAAGCTAAAAAGACTGTCTGAAGAAATTAGCTGTCCAATTATTACCGCGATGCAAATGAATCGAAGCGGCGAGAACTTCAACCGTAAAGGCGCAGCAGTTGTTGACGATAGCTCTGCAATCGCTCTATCTGATCGTCTTCAATGGTTTGCGTCATTCGTGGCAATCTTTCGTCGTAAGACTGTTGACGAGATTGCTGTTGATGGCGAAAACTTTGGAACTCACAAGCTTGTTCCTATCAAGACAAGATTTCAAGGCAAAGACGCTGCCGGTCATCATGACCTTGTAAAACGCAGAAACGAGCAAGGAGAAATATCTTATCAAAATAACTTCCTCAACTTCAATGTTAATAGTTTTAATGTAGAAGAAAAAGGATCTCTTGACGATATCGTTAAGATTGAAAATGAACAGTTTGAATTGAAAGATCAAGAAAAAGAAGATAGCGGAACTCTATGAATGTTAAAGAAATCCTAATTGATTTGGGTTATTCTAATATTTCAGAAGGCCCAAAAGAATATCGAATGCGCCCTATTTATAGGGATTCAGATAATAATACAGTTCTTTCAGTTAAAAAAGAATCTGGACGATTTATTGATTTTAGCAAAGGAATTACTGGGTCTATCGAAGACTTAATTAAGCTATCGCTAAATCTTAAAAATGTAGAAGAAGTAAAGACTTGGATTTCTAACAAGAATATATCTTTAGAACGTAGAGAAGAAGCAAAACCTAAACTCGTTACTCAAAAAGTATATGAAAAAGATATGCTTCTTAAACTTAAGAAAGATCATTCTTATTGGATTCAAAGAGGCGTTCCAGAAGATATTCTCGTCGAATTCGAAGGCGGAGTTGCAACGTCTGGAAAAATGGCTGGGCGATATGTTTTTCCTATCTTTAACAGCGTAGATCAAATTGTAGGATTTTCTGGAAGAGATATTCTAAGTAGAAAAGATGCTCCAAAATGGAAACACATTGG